CCGTGCACACCATTATGGGTTATTTTTATAGGCCAGTGCAAGGGAAACAGAAAGTTGCTCCTCCGTTGATTCAGTTGATTTTGTATGAAACTGCACCAGCAATTACCAAAATGAGCACATGGCGTTTAGACCAAGCTTCGGTGTCGCATTCTGACGAGCTAATTTTGGATCTGACTAAGGCGTACCCACAAATAACAACTATCAAGATGGACCTGCAGATGGTGACCAAGATTGGTGCTGACGCAAGCGATGCTGAATCGGTCAGACAATTAAAGGACACACAATTCGTACCTAATGTCCCAAGGAAGGAATGGTACTAATGTCGATCTTTAAATCGACTTCTAGATTTAAATTGACTGAGCTGGTTGAGTTCGACGGCAAAATCGTCCCTGGACTAATGAAGAAGTATCAGTTCCTACAGAGGGACAAACTGAGCGACAACGATATCGTGCGTGTCGAAATAAAGAATAATAGGGCTGGAAGACCAGATTTAATATCGAATGATCTTTACGGCACGACGCAATTCAAGTGGATTCTTATTTTATTTAACAACGTGATCAATCCATTCGATGGATGGCCGAAGACATCAACCACCATAGAGGCACCTAAGAACTCAGTAGTCTGGAGAGAATTATGAGTGACGGTGCTGTCACTACGATGGATAAACTTTTTGGCGATTTCTTCAAAGATCGCACAAAGAGACTTGGCGATAGATTCAAACCACCATATAGGGCCAAGGTTGTTGAAACTAATGATCCGTTGCGTGATTTCCGCGTTAGAGTTAAGATACCTGAACTACATGACGAGGATCTTAAGCCTGAGCAATGCCCGTGGGCTGTTCCAGCACCAGATATGGGTGGCAAGAGAGCTGGATCATGGTACGATATAAATATCGGCGACTATGTTTGGGTTGACTTCGAAAAGAATCACCCATATGGCCTTATTTATAGAGGTGCTGCAGATCCTACAAGAAGGAAATTTTATGCACTAGAGTCTATTTATGGCAAGACACAAATTGCAGTAAATGAAAAAGGTGAACCTGCTGAAGCTCCAGATGATTATGATGAAGATTATCTTCCAAAAGATGAAAGGCCAAAGAGCACCGGATTTAGAGATAGATATGGCAACTTATTCTATATGGGATCCACTGGATTCTTTCCAAAGGAACACGCAGAAAAAGCTGCTCCCGTTGGTACTGATCCAGTAACACAAGGGGCGTTCAAAGCCTCAACCAAATCACCAGAAGAAAACAAACCAGATTTCAAGCTTATCACGCACGTCTCAAAATATGGGAATTATGGTGTGTTTTCTGATGTTGGTTTTAAATGGAAGAATGAATTCGACGGCGATTTTGACGAGGATGAAGATTTTGAAATTAAACGCTGGAAATATATGCAAAAACTTCTTAGCGAAGGAGATGCAGAAGGTTATGACCAGCGTAGAATGGAGTGGCGAACTAGATTCGGACACAAGATTGAAATGCGAGATGTTGGGTGGAATAAATCAAGAGATGGTGAATTTGATGATCAAATAGAATTGACTGATGTACAAGGTAAAGATGAGGAAAACCAGGCGTGGATAAGAATAGCATCTAAAGACGGCATGTATATGCGCATGTGGTCTAAAGGTGCTGATATGGAAAAACATAATTTTATAAAGAGGCTCAACAAATCTGATGTTGGTGTAAGACCGTTTAATGACGAACAATGGGGAGATGGCCAAAAAGACGCTAGAGGATGGTACTGGTGTACATCTTATCAAATCACATTTGCTGGCGATGATGCTGGATCTGACCCAAAGGACCCTCAAAATAAAGAGCAGCCTTACGGCAATGGTATATTTATGGGCGGTAGGCGGGATGGCCATTTCTTTGGATGTGAATTCAACCTTAAAGATGAACTCCAAAGATGGGCTATGTATACATCAAGCGGCCATGGTTTAGAAATAAACCAAAGATGGGATTATATTGCCCTAACGACAAAGCCTCCACAGACGATCGCAAGAAAGTTTGACGGACCATATAAAAGAGTACCTTGGGCGTTAAAGACATTCAAGGGTCTGAATGTTGAAAAGTATTCATATCATTTGATACTCGATGAGAAAAACAAGTATATCCGTCTCAAGACGCCCAAATTTCAAGGCATAGAAGCAAGAGATGGCGGTGGTGACGACGGGTGCGGCGGAACATGGATGGAAATGAGAGATGAGGACGACAGAGGTATTTGGCTGTCGAAAGACAATAACTTTGCTGTATGGAGGGGCAAGAAGAAAAAGAAGTATATTTGTATCAATGATGATACTGACTATATCATAATTAGAAATGGTATTAAGAATGTACAAATCTTTGCCCAGCAAGATGTAGAAATCATAGCCCAAAGCAACATCAAGATGCAAGCTGGCGGCAACATTGATATGCTTGCTGGTGGGCTTGTCAACATTAAAGGTGCTGACGTGAAGGTCGGCCCTACATTGAGGACTATGGACTTTTATACCAATACAATGTGTGGTAAACATAAAGAGCTGCAAAAACCATTGCACCCCACTGGGTTTGCTTCGCCATGTGGTTCCACTCCGTCGCCTTCTCCGCCGTCACCGATGCAGTGTGAACCGCTGAAGCCAGAAGATTTTGATAAAGAAAGGGGCTGTGATCCCACTAAACCGCAGAAAGGCCCGGTAGACCCAAAGGTTGTGCATTGTGGTCCTGGTGAAGGGGGTAGGAACAACAATCCTCCGCAAACTGACAGCAATGGTAATAACCCAGACGTGTTTGATCCGTCTGGTGGGCCACCCGATATAGTTAATGAAACACCAGATGGTGGCGGTCCTCCGCCACCGGCAGATCCTGTCGTTGATCCGATAGACCAATTTTCCGGTAGTGGCGTGTTGTGGTTTGGGACATCAACGAACTTTAGGAATGAAATAATAACTCAGGGCATACTGAGGAGGTCATTGGCCAATCCTTTAAATGATGAAGATAATACGTCTGAGTATATTCCTCTGGCTATATCTAATGGTGTTGCCGAAGGAGAAAAATTTGCGGAACTCAGTGTACAAAAATATGGAGGGGAGAATTTGATAATTAGGATTGTCGCTGTTGATGACGGTGCTTTGCTTGGCGACGATCCTGACGATGAAATAATTAGATATAATGGAGATTCGATTAAGAATGTCTATCTGGAAGTGATAGAATGATAATTCGATACCCAACTGGTTTGTATAAAAGACAAATACCAACAGAACCAAGCGATGTTGGCAATGTTACGTTTACTGTTTCTAACGAAGACCCTACTGTGTCTGGCGAGAGTTTTATAATATTTCCAATAGCAGAGAGGATTAAAACTAGGCCAAACAGGGTTTGGTCAGATGAGGAAAGGCGTGATAGAATAGGTGAGCTGGTTTATTCCATGACAGCAGGTGGTGAATCAAAAGAGGGTAATTCCCAGAAGCTATTTGAAGTTGGGCAGATACTTAATTTTACCGATCAAATAGTCGAGGGTGTTTCTACTAATGTAGTGCCCAATCGCATACAAATTCAGCATAATACCAACATGCTTGATCTTGAAAGTCTCGATCTTACACAAGAAGAAATAAACGAGCTTGTTAAGGACTCTGCAAGCTCGATGAGCATCATAGAAGAACAGCTAACTGCAATACAAAATCAAATAGCCGACAATAAATCAATAATAGAAAGCCAACAAAAAAGAATCAACGAAGCCAATAAAGTGCTTGATGCTCTTGGTGTCTTAGAAGACGAAGAACTGACAAGCAAAGTCACAAAAGTACGTGATGAGACGATTGCGGCACAGACACTTAAAATAAATGAGACTAATGTTCTAATAGCGCAGTCAGCTAGTTTAAGAGATAAATTGTTGGCGATTTCGCAGCTGGTGAGATAATAATGCCTATATGGACTGGATACAATCCGCCTTTTCTTGGGCCAGATGGTGTGCTTCCTGTACAGCAGGATGTTAGGCTCATAAAAAATGATTATATTCAGTTATTATTGACTAACTACGGCGAAAGGGTAATGAAACCAGACTATGGCAGCCCAATACCAGGGCTACAATTCGAGAACTTGATAGACCAAGATATTTCTCGAATCAGGTCTGAGGTATTTTCTATCACATCTGAGTTTGAACCAAGAATTACGTTACAAGATGTGATTGTCAAGATGAAGCCAGATAATGCAACAGTAATTATAAATATATATGGTACAGTAAATTTGAATCCAAACGAAAGATTTGTTATCGAAATAAATGTTTCGAATGGTGGTGTGACTTTGGTGAGAGTTGAATAAATGCCGGAAGAAACTTTCTTCAATTTGCCAAATGTGCCTGACGATTTTGGCGTCAAGCTACCGACAGCCGATTTAAGACGTATACAATTTACCGCCTTAGACTACGATACTCTCCTTAGAGTATCAATAGAATATATTAGAACTTATTATCCAACCCAGTTTAATGATTTCGTTGATAATAACGGCATTATAATGTTGGTTGACCTACTATCATTTATAGGATCGATTATTAGTGAACGCGGTGAAGTTTTGGCTCAGGAGTCATTCCTACCATCTTCATTTACTGTGGAAGCTACTAGCGAACATCTTAAAATAATTAATGAGGCGCTGAGAGCTGCAACTTCTGCCGTTGTAGATATTGAAGTCAGTGTGCCTAGTGCTCTTCCTACTGCATTGCAAATTCCTGCTGGTACAGCGTTCAACCTTACCGGTCCTGATGGTAAATTGTTGACATATGAGATATATCGAGCTCCTAATAACTGGACTGATCCAATCCAGATTTTACCAACCAAACGTGGTGTGGTGGGATTTGGTATTGAGGGTAAATTTGACACTCCAAAAGTCGTAGTATCTGCTGGCGGGCCTGGCCAAACAATAGATATAGTCAATGACAAAAACATACTTAGTGCGCCAATATTTGTTGATGTCAGAAGCGGATCAGTCACCAGAAGATGGTCACAAACAGCCGTAATCCAGAGGGCTGGACCTGAAAATGAAGTTTATGAAGTTGTTAGGATTGAAAATGGCATAAGAATAATATTTGGTGACAATAAGGCTGGTAAAGAACCGATATCAGGTGAAGAAGTTACTGTTACGTATCGTGTCGGTGGTGGTATCAGGGGCAGGATTGGATCAGGCAGGATAAATGAAAGCA